AGACCACGGCACGGTAGGCCGGGAAGTCGTCCACCTGGGCGGTTACTTTGAGATAGTCAACGGTCCAGCCCGTACCCTGGCTCTTGCCGTCGTTCGATCTACCGAACTGGCCTGGATCGTTCTTGTATTCGTTGACTAGCCGCTTGAGATAAGAGGCTGTCTGCTTCGAGAGGACTATCACGGTATACCAACGAAGTTATGCCATCGGTAGAACCTAAAGAACCGGTAGCAAGGGAAGTTGCGGGCTTCGGGCGGCAACGCACGTCCACCGCACAACAATTGCGGAGCGTTGACCGGCGTTCCGAATGCGTCTCGAATCTGGCGTAGTTGTGCCTGGGTGCCCGTCACTGCCCAACCCGATGAGTCAATCTCTCCAGGCACATAGGAGGAGAAGTAAGAACTAGATGAACCGGGCGGGATGACTTCATAGAACCCGGCATCTAGAATCTTAGTCGGAATCCAACCTTCCCAATTCACGGAGAAGGTCCAGTTGAGTTTCCAGAACCCTACGTTGTTCTCGAACTCGGACGACGCTTCCACGGAGTCGATCTTGACCGTGCCGATAGGAAAGCCATTCCACGCCACGCTATTAACGCAATCAACCACGCCAGACACGAAGGAGAACGAGAAGCTAGACTGGTTCTTCTCAGCAGTGATGAGCGGTCTAGTGACGCTGATTTCAGTAGGCGGCAAGAACGGCTGACCGGCTGAGTTGACAACGCCTCGCCCGTCGAGGTCTTGATGGACTGCTTGGCTTTCCTTCTGGAAAGAGAATTTCCACTTGATGGGCCGGGCCAGCGGGTTCTCTTCAGCGTCGGCAGGGTCCGGCGTCTCGGAGTCGTAGTTGCAAGAGACGGTCCATACCAACGGGTCTTCGCTGGACTGGTTCGATTCCTTGTTCTTGAGGATGGCTCCTAGATCGGATTCGGAAGCGGTGATGTACTGAGTCCCAACAGTCGGGATGCCCGGTGCGTTGACCACGGCAGCCGGACCATCCAGGTGCGAGTCCGTAACGACTCGGAATGATCGGACGTAGGCACGTTTCGCTTTTTCTAGTTCTCGTTCTCCACGTCTTGAATCGTGTATCTCATTGATGCTGACTATGCCCATTGGCTCCTTAAACGACTGTAGCCGGGTCTCGGCTTCTCATTACCCGTAGTGTCTCTCTGGCGATTTCCACGCCTTGCCGTTGGTATTCACGTTGTTCGGTCATGATCCGATTCATGATGCCTTCACGAGAGTTGTCCTGCATTCCCGCCATGTTCGCTCGGATGATCGTTTCCACGGCATCACGAGACCCGGCAACCATCGCCGATGGCGTTTTTATTTCCAGTTGTTCGTTTTCCTTGGCAACGTCTTGCAGGGCACGAGTGGCGGCACGCTCGTAGGTCTCCCACGATATGGCACCACGGTCTAGCAACCGTTGCAATCGGTCCATCTCGTCTTGGAACTTCTCCGTTGGCGTCTTCATGGATTCGGTCAGTTGGCGTCCTTCTTCCATGACCCGGCGATTTTCTTCCATAGCGTTGCGAGTCTCTTGCAATGCCCGCACGGTCTCTAGCTGTCTGGCGTTGGCACCTTGTTGGGCTAGCTCCCAGAGTTGTATTTCGTCTCGGCTCATGCCGAAGGTGGCAATTTGTTTGTTGAGGTCGTCCGTCACCTTGCGGACGGCGGCAGCGGTTTCTAGTTCTCGTCTCTGGCGTTGCAATGCCCGGATGTTTGCCAGAGCCGCTTCGCTCGCTCCACGCTGGGCCAGTTCCCATAACTGAATCTCGTCTCTGGACATTCCGAAAGTGCTGATGGACTTTCGTAGATCGGCTTCGGCCTTCGCTATGTCGCCTGCGAGTTCGGCCCGGCCTGTACCGTCGCCGCCTGTCCTTCTGCCGCCAGAAGACGAAGACGTGCTGCTCTCTCGTGGCCTTCGCAGGCTGTCTTCGCTTTCTCGCACTCGTGCAACGAACCTGTCTAGTCCGGCACTCGCACCACGGAACGCCCGGCCTATTAGCGGGATACTTGCCATGAAGCGGACGAACCCGGCTACCACTTCCGTTACCAGACGGAAGCCCGTAACGATGACCAGGAGAACGGAACGAACCACGCTCCCGATTGTCTCGAAGGGCGGTGATACGCTCTGGATGGCTTCGATGAGCGGCGAGAAAATGTCTATGAGCAGTTGGATCGTCGCCATGATGATTTCAATGATCGGCGTTACGATGTCGGCCACGATCTGGAAGGCATTGGCGATGCCCTGGATGATCGGGCTTAGCTGCTGGACTACTGTGGTGAAGAGCGTCAGGAGGGCTTCGCCTATCGGCTGGAATGCCGCTATAAGCTGCTGCACTATCGGCAGGACGGCGTTAACTACTGCGGTCAGGACCGTGCTTACTTGGGTGAGGACAGGAGCGAGAGCCACGGCAATCTGCATCAGGATGCCATTGATGGACTCCTTCACTCTCGTCATGGCGTCGTTAGCCTCTTCGATGGACGAGGCGTCGGCATCGCTCAGGGCTATTCCGAGACGCCTGGCCTCGTCTACGGCTTGGCGAATACCGTCAGCCCCTTGCTCGAACATCGGGAGTAACCGTCCGGCGTCACGTCCGAAAAGATCGACGGCGGCACGCATTCGCATAACCGGGTCTTCGATGGCGTTGAGCCGGTCGGCTACTTGCATGAAGATTTCTTCGGTGCTGCGTGCTGCTGGTGCTTCGACTTCGACCGTTACTCGTGCTGTCCGGTCCCTGGTCATCTCCTCCAGGTCGGCGGCGGTCCTGCCGCTGTCAAGGAAGGTGTCGAAGAAGGCCGTGCGATCTCGTGCGATATGGTCGAGCGTCTCGTCTGTCCGGCCTGGTTCTAAGGCGGCGTCGATGCTGGCGGTGCGTTCTCGTGCCAGGCGGTCGAGTCCTTCGGCGGTGCGGCCTGGTTCCAAGGCGGCGTCAATTACTGCTGTCCGGTCTGCCGCTATAGCGTCCAGCGTCTCGGGCGTCCGCCCTGGAATAAGGCTTAAGTCGATGGTCGTCGTGCGTTCCCTGGCGACTCGTTCCAGGTCGTCGGCAAGGCGGCGGCTATCGACGTTCACGGCAACGTCTACGCCGCCCAAGTCGTCAAGCGTCATGCCGAGACGGGCGAAGGCGGCCCTTGCTTCGACGCTGCCGGCCCTGGCTTCGGCAACACGGTTGACCAGCTTCCGCATCGACTTGCCGAAGTCTTCGGCAGAGATGCCGGACAGGTTGGCGGCGTGCTGCAATCCCATGAAGGTATCGGTGGCGATGCCGAGGGAGCGGGCTTCTTTGGTGGCGTTGTCCACTCGTTCCATGACGCTGCCGAGGGCATCGAAGACGCCACGGAAGCCAGCAACCAAAGCACCCACCCAGCCGCCAGCGGCAAAAGAGATGTTGCCGCTGATGTTCGTTACGAAGGCGGACACCCGGTTCTGGGCCTGGTTCAAGCCACGGTCCAGGCCGGACGCATTGGCGTTCAGGATTAAGGATGCACTGCCGAGATTCGCCATGCACTATCTATGCTTCCGATCCTGTCTTTCCTTGAGTCCTGCGAAGTAGGCAAAGAGCAGTTCAGGCGGAAAGGGCTTGGGCTTCTGAAAGATCGGCATGAAGTCTTTGACCTTGGCGGGCGGTCCCTTGGATCGGAAGGCGTTCGCCGTCACGCATGACGTGATGGCGTTGCGGAGGTCGGCACGTTCGGGAGTCTCTATCTCGCCTCTGTGGAACATGGCGAGCCAGTAGGGTATCTCCCAGGCCGGAATCGTGATGAGGAGTTCGGTATAGGTCCGATGCAGGGCATGAGCTAGCTTGAACAGGAATAGAAGCTCTGCATCGGCTTCTAGTTTTTTTCGGCGGCATCCACGGCACCGGAAGTCAACCCGTTCAGTTCGAGTGCATCCTTAGCGAGCCGGTCGAGGACCGCACCGGACTTCTTCTGTAGGCCGGTTAGGTCTTGATCCGTGAAGACCGGTTTCCCGTCTTGATCCACGGCGGATAGGACGAGAACCCAGGCGTTGAACTCGCCAAGAACATCGGGCCGCTTCTGGCTGTCATGGTGGAGCTTGAGCAACCGTGCCCGGTCCTGTCCAGACCACGAACGGAGGTAGACTTTGCATCCCCATTCGGGAACGTCTACCTCCTTCCGTGTCAGGTCATTGGCATTAAAGATGAGGTCTCGGATATTCATAGATTAGCTGCTTGATGTATTGTTTACAGTGATGGCACCATTGACCTTCACGGTGAAGTTAATCGTCTTGAGTTCTTCAGGACCGCCGATGGTCGGCTCTATCTTCGTGATGAACCCAGCGAACGTAACATTCTGGTCATCGTTGAATATGACCTTGAACGTCTTGGAGACGCCACGCAGGGCGACAAGACGACTGTATTCCGATGTAGTGTAGTGGAGGGTAGCTTGTAGCTCGCCCGGTTCCACTAAGCCCGCAATATATTCCTTGTATCGGGCCGGGCTGAGCAGGTGAGTTGATTCGACCGTACCCACTTCGGCGGCTGGCGGGGAAATGCTCGTGACGTTGGACACGTCTTGATAGCTTGAACCCGCTCCGTCGTTTATCTGTAGTTTTGCTCCATAGGCGATTTCTGCCATAGTACCTCTTTGCGAAAATAAGCGTCGAGGTATCTATGGCGGTCGATGGCATTTTTATTCCGTGTACAGCCAATAGGTTTGCGTGCCGTGGTAGCCGGTCTCTTCCTCTTCCGTGTTCTGGTCCTGAAGGAAGCAGCCTTGAACCTGGACCCCGGCCACGGTGCCCCGGAAGCCGTGTAGGTTCGTCTTGACCTTGGCGAGTAGATCGGCCAGCGTGTCGAAGTTCTCCGTCCACGCTTCGACCAGGACTTCTACCCGGTCTGGTTTCGTCTTCCCTTGCAGGTGCAAGGTTGGTTCGGTGGCGAGACGTGTATAGACGAGCAACGGCAGTAGTGCGTCTTGATTGGGGAGAACGGGATAGATGCGATTGCCGACGAGTGCGGTTATGGTGCCGTCAGTGGAGAGACGGGAGTATATTATTCTCTCTTCCATGACTGTATCTATTCATGGTATAATGCGTTCATGGATTACATTCCTTTATCAAATGCTATCGGCGTTGCAGTTGTAGACGACGATGATTATGACACCCTTTGTAAGTACCGGTGGAGCCTTTCGTCTGTTGGTTATGTTCAGGCACGAGTGAATGGCGTTACTATGTCCATGCATCGTGTCATCATGGGCATTTCACCGGACGGCTTAGAAGTGGACCATATCAACGGCGTGAAACAAGACAACCGGCGTGCTAACTTGCGTTTCGTGACTCGCAGTGAGAATGCACGGAATGTCCATGACCGGAAGCCACGGCGTCCCAATTCTAAACGTCGGACCCCGCCTGTTTACGCCAGGGGATATAGTTGGAACAAACGTAGTCGCAAATGGCAGGGGCAGATTTCGGTCAACAATACTCGCATATCGCTTGGCTACTTCGATACAGAGGGCGAGGCGAGAGAGGCATATGATGTTTACAGGCGGCA